TCTTAGGAATGGTGCATACGACGGTCCTTGTGAACTCACAAAGGAGTATTCACTTCTTGTCCGAAGGCTCTGGAATAAGAGAATAACAGAATCAATTGTTCCACGTAATTTTGTCAAATGCTTCACTGACAAATTTCCTCAATTTACACCCGGGCGCCAACACGATACACATGAGGCTGTCCTTTGTCTGATTGATGCACTTGAGAAATCACTCGGTCTAGACTATATGAAGAAGCTTTTTTACGGAAAAGAAGAGCAGATTGTTACGTATCCAGAAGGTGTCTCCAGACATATGAATGAGTTCATGTCCCTGTACATTGATGATCTGAGTACATATTCAAAACATGTAATTATAGATGACTATGAAGATGATTCTGGAAACAAGTACAATGTTGCTGCAATTCAAAATGTCATTAAACACACCCCACATTGTTTGACTGTCATCTTTGGACAAAAATGTCCATCTGAAAAGATTCCCGAGTATTTTCAGGGGATGGCTCTTTTCGGTCTCGTGGTTCACGCAGGAGTTTCACACGGAGGTCATTATGCGGCTTTTTTGAAGCACAGAAAGCAATGGAGGCTCTTTGACGACGATACAGTTCATCTTATTGATAAACCATCTGCATTGTGTTCTATGGCTTGGTACAAAAAAAACGTGGAATGAATGAGCTAAAAGACTTGACTGTTAATGAAAGAACAAAGATGTTGCTGTCCGTCTGTGTCGGTGATGCTCTTGGAGCTCCTCTTGAGTTTTTAAAGAGACTTCCTACGAGAGCTGAAATTCAAAATGCCCTGAAAATGAGGGGTGGTGGAATTATCGGGGTCGAGCCAGGTCAGGTGACTGACGATTCTGAGATGATGATTTGTCTGTACAATTCAATAATTGATGGAGAAGAAAATGCATTTGAATACTATAAAAAATGGATGAAATCAAAACCAATTGACATTGGAATAACAACTCGAAGAGCACTTTCAGGAATTGAACCAACCGAAGAGTCTCAGTCAAACGGGTCTCTCATGCGTTGTGCTCCAATAGGTTTTCTTTATAACGGCAAGTCTGACGATTTCATTGCACAAAAAGCAAGAGAGGATGCTTCTTTGACACATGCAAATACTACTGTACAAGATGCAACTGCGTGTTATTGTATAGCCCTTGCACATTCTCTCAACGGCCGGAACGGGTACATAGCTGCAATGAACTGGGTAAAAAATAAAGAGGTTCGAGACTGGCTATTGGAATCAACTGAAGATCTTCTCGTAGTTGGTTCAGATGGCTATGTTCGTTGGGGTTTTATAATGGCATTTTGGCATCTCCAACACAGTCATTCATTTGTAGATGCAATGATTGATACTATGAGTCGAGGAGGAGACACTGATACAAACTGTGCAATTGTCGCTGGTCTCGTGGCTACAAAATACCCAGCTCCAGAGTACATGATTGATGCAGTCGTAAATAGTGATTCTGGTAGACCATATTGGATTCATCCTAAATCATTATATCAAACATGTCACTAATCTTGTAAATCATATTAAATGTCTTGTGTCGATCATCTGGTGGTTCTACAATTTCCATTTCAATTTGATATTCAATTGGATTTTCAGAATCCATGTCATCTGCATCTCCAGAAACTTCTGTCAAATCAATTGACAGACCCTTTCTCAAAAATGAAAATCTCTTTCTGTGTTTTACACGTGTAAAATTTTCTTCGACATCTGCATCTCTGTCATATGGAATTTCAGATGAGACCCCCAGCCGTACATCAAAAGATGCTCCTTCAATTCCTTGATCATTCACGTAGACTCTTTTTTTGATGATGGCCGATTCAAGATCATCCGTCTTGTCATTCATCGTCACCCTTTTTGATGTCGATGGATCAATGTAGACTGTAGTCTCTTTTTCTGTTGCAGCTTCCCACGATTGATACTTTCTCAGACGTCGAAGAACCTTTTCAAACATCTCCTTTCCGACATTTGTGTCAAATTTTCCGCGATTCATCTTTCCAAAACGGAATTCAATTTCCGTATTGGGTTGATGAGAGTATTCATTAATTTTCTCTTCCCAAGAAGTAAACAAATGAGTCATTGCATCCATTTACAATACAAGTGACCATTTTTTTTAGACGTCGTTTGACTCGTATCTCTCTTCGACTGTGTCCACACCAAAGATAAACTTTTGAGTAGCGTACGCCTTGCCTCTGTATGTCATGCTCGTTGTTCTGACTTCGAGCTCGCGAGACGAGAATGGACCTGCGTACACATCCTCGTTGAACTTTGGAGCACCCAGAGTATTGAGAGAACAGTGCTCCTTGTACGAAGCAACAAATGCATTCTGAGGCATACACTTTTCTGGACCGTAGACTAGCTTTTCGCTGGCCAAAAAGTGCTGAAGTGGATTCGTCATTGTGGCCACTTGAGCCTGCACAGTCTTGAAGTACGCTGGAAGAACACTCCAAATGTCCTTGCTTGCATACTTACCCGAGTATTCGATGTAGGCTCGTACGCATTTACAGAGAATTCTTGGAATTTCTTCATCCAGTTTGTGCTCGAGCGTTGGATCTGGCTGAGCCACCTGTCTGGCAAAATTCCATGTTACAAGGCGTCGAAGAACTGATCCAGAATTGTCTCTGTAACTTGGGACTTCATTTCCAGCCAGAATTCCTGGAACATTCCAGGTCATGGACATGGCCTTTTCATTCTTTCGAGCGATGGACACATCCTCTCCAGAAACCATGGACTGAAACTCAGCCTGCTCGAGTGCAAGATCACCCTTGACCTCAGGACTAATGAACATGAAGCCATCATGAATAGACCATAGACCAAACTTTTTCTCAATATTGTTTGAGAGTGTTCTGACATCTTCTGGATCATAAAACTTTTTGCAAACCTTTGTGATGATTGTAGACTTGCCAGAGCCAGCGATACCCTTCAAAAACGGAATAACCTGCCACGAATCGTGTTCGTTTGTATCAAAACACAGCCTACCTATGAAGACATACATCCAGCTGCAGACTTCCTCTGAAAAGCGTTGGTAGTCTAGAATTGATTGGATGACTGGTGTGTCAATCTTTCGCCAGTCTTCAATTGCAATCGTCTCCTCTGGAAACTCTTGATCGAAAAACTTGCAACTGACAATTGTCGGATCAAGTGTCGTCCCGTGAGGATAGAATGTACATACGTACTTGTCAACCTTCCAGTCTTCTCCTACAAAGATGCCATTCTTGAACGACCACACGTGCCTATTCTTTTGAATTTCTGGAAACTGAATGTCTCTGCAGACTGACATGTGTGTCACTGTGTCTCTGACAATACTTCCCTTGCTCGTCAAGTTTTTCCACATGTCATACTTGTCCTCCTTTTGCGTGTAAAAATACACAAACTCTTTGATTTCCATTACTGGTTTCCATGCACGAGTCAAATGACCATCTGATGTTTCAATTTGCTTGCAGCACTGACCCTTGTACCGTTTCATTTTTTGGGTATACGTCTTGTTCAAAAGGTACAGGAGAAGATGCTGATACGGACTCGACTTGTCCTCATCCTCAGGACCGTTATCCAGCGTTTTGCAGCGAAAGAGTGACGAATCCATGTCACCCCCAGACGGTGTAACAGTCGGGCTGTTGATTCGTTCAAATGATCTGACGTACCGAAAAATGATTTCGTATGCATCGTCAGCAGTTTCAATCAATCTCATGAGACGAAATGAAATTCGAAACTCGTCACCATTTGTATCGATGGATGCATTATCCTTTACTCCGATTTCACTCGACCGATGGTACAACTCTGAAAAGAGATTCACCAGGCGGCGTTTTTGTTCATAGATTCGATCCAGGTCAACATTCTGAGGCATGCCATTCGAGTCAAGCTCATCCTCCCTGAAAAATTGTCTAAACCCATTTGTGAGAGGAGCAAACCTGTCGCCCTTGCAGGTTAGTCCCATCTTTTCTTCCAGCTCTCCAATAAATTGCTCAAGACGTTCTGGGGTAAGAGAGGTTACTTCAGAACGCAATACTTCCATTCGGATTTCATTTGCGTGCTTTTCCGTGTTTGTACGATCAATAATATGCATGGTATAAGAGCGCTATATTTTTTTATGCCTCATTCTTTGGTGCACAGCACTCGCACCGGTTGAAGCTGCTGATTGCCGTAAGTATTTTGATTGAAATCATATTGTGCTTCTCCAGGCTCTTTGCAATCAGGACGGCTGCATCCTTGAGTCCTGCGAGAGAAGTTGCAATTGTCTCACCATCCTCAGTACTGAGGAATGTTGCCAGGGCGTCAAATGGATCAACCATCTCCTCCTCGTCAAACTGATCAAGCTCTTCTGGGTCGGTCTCCATTTATTATAGACAAATAAAATGTGTATGCGTGGAATGACGCGGTTGAAATTATTTTCTTGGCTTACTGTAAAATGGCGGGTGGTCTTATGCAGTTAGTCGCTTACGGTGCTCAGGATGTCTATCTTACTGGTAACCCCAAGGTTACTTTTTTCCAGGCTGTGTACAAGCGTCACACCAACTTTGCCATGGAGCTGATCCAGCAGACAACCAACGGTACTCCATCCTCCAGCGGCCGTGTGTCCGTGACCATTGCCCGCAACGGTGACCTGGTTGGTAATATGCACATTGCACTGTCACCAGTTAATAATATATTGACTAGCAACAACAACTCCTACGACTCTAACTGGGTAGCTGAGCGTGCAATTGCAGCTGTTGAGCTGACCATTGGCGGCCAGCGCATTGACAAGCACTACCAGACCTGGTGGCGTCTGTACTCTGAGGTTTTCCTCGCCGAGTCTGACAAGTATGCATGGGCCAAGATGACCACCATGGCCAATCCAGGGGGTGGTACAACCGCGAACCAGAGTTCTGCCTCTAAGGTATACCTGCCTCTTCTCTTCTTCTTCAACCGCAACCCAGGCCTGTATCTGCCTCTGATTGCTCTCCAGTACCATGAGGTTCGCCTTGACTTTGATCTGACCAGCTATTACGCCAACTATTTCAGCACCAGCAGCGCTTTCGAGGTCTGGGCTAACTACATCTACCTGGATACAGAGGAGCGTCGCCGCTTCGCCCAGAAGGGTCACGAGTACCTGATTGAGCAGGTGCAGCACACTGGCGGTGACACACTCACGAGTGCTACTAGCGGCAATGAGGGCAATATCCAGCTTGTCCGCCTGAGCTTCAACCACCCAGTCAAGGAGCTCGTTTGGTGCTACACCAACTCAGCTGCATCAGCAACTGCCCAGCTTAACGCCATGTGGAACTTCTGCACTGGAACTGGAAACGTCAACGTTACCAGCAACGTTCAGCTCATTGCTTCTTCCAACAACTACCTATTGACCAACCAGACTGGCATACCAATTCTGCTGAATACAAACGGTCTGATATCAGCCGTATACACACCTGGCCTTGGCGCAGGCGGTACAAGCGGCAATTGCTATTGGGTAGAGGAGGGTAACCTTGTTGTGCCAACTACAACTACACAAGGTGTCGAAGTTGGTCCTCTCCACCTGTTCAAGGTTATCCTCAACGGCCAGGATCGCTTCAAGGAGCAGTCTGGCAAGTACTTCAACCAGGTCCAGCCATTCTACCACCACACCGGCACCCCCTACCCAGGTATCTACGTGTACTCATTCGCCCTGCAGCCAGAAGAGCACCAGCCAACCGGCACTTGCAACTTCTCCCGCATCGATAACGCACAGGTGTCTATCCAGCTCAAGTCCAACACTCAGGCAACCCTGCAGAAGCTCTTTGCAGTCAACTACAACATCCTGCGTATCCAGTCCGGCATGGGCGGCCTGGCCTTTTCCAATTGATCCTCCCATATCAAAATACAAAAAAAAGGGCTTCGGCCCCAAGAACGTTCAAGGTTCTTGAGGCTTAAAACTGTCAACTCATAGTTGGTATAGCATGGAAGAAGAATTGAAAAAGTGCTCTAACTGTAGCAGAGCTGCTCAACCAATTTCAGCTTTCATCAGTGTTAAAGGGAAGGAATGTTCAACATGCTTAAAATGTCGTGAAAAAGGAAAAAAACACGACTTTAAACCAGAAAGAAGAAAATATCACAATGACATTCAAAAAGAAAATGAATATTACAAGGTTTGGAGAGCAAAGCAATTGGAAGAAAGACCAGAAGAGTACAGAGAAAACAACAACAAGATACAGGCTCTATGGAAGGATAAAAATCCAGGATACATCGCAGGATGGTCACGAAAAAATGTAAACTCACGACTTAATTCAATAAAACAATCTGCACAAACACGAGGAATTGAATGGAATCTTGAAGATGAACAAGCAAAACTAATGATGACAACTGAGTGCATATATTGTAATCATATAGACTTGGAAGTACGTGTAAATGGAATAGATAGATTAGATTCTAGCAAAAGTTACACTATGGAAAACTGTCGTCCATGTTGTAAGAATTGCAATTACATGAAGGGAAGTTTAGACCCAATATCATTTATTCAAATATGTAAAAAAATTTCAGAGTGCTCAAAAGAATTCCCAGAAATTCAACAATGTCTTGAGCACAAGAAAACTAGGAAAACTATTCCTGAATAGTTTCCAGTGAAATTACTGGAAATTCATACCAATTAAGTTCTGAATTGAGTTCGTCACGATCATCTGGGAATGATCGCAGAATGCTAATGTCGATGAAATTCTTCATATCTTCTTCAGTTCCTAGAAAAACATGCTCTTGACGAATTCGTTCTGCTCGATTATCTGAGAGTCTCACGAGACCTGTAGCCTTTTCAAAACTCACCATAAGCTTTGAATCTACACAATCCTCCTCTTCACAATGAGATGCTACGAATGTATACGGTCGAAGATATGTCATTCTATACAACTTGTCCTCCTTTTGATTAAAAACCTTTTGACAAATCTCCATACCCTCCTTGTACTGAGAATCTGTGAGCTTCTCTTTTATAGAGTCCAAAAAGTTGGAGACATCGTGAGCCATTTATTTAAATTGATACAATTCTTTTATGCTTGTAAAATAAACTCTTTGACATTTGTTGGTTTTTTGCTGTAATCCTTACTGTACTCTTTAATCATTGTAGTTCCTTGTGTGTACAAGAATGCATTATAAAGAGCCAAAACAATTAGCGTCTCTTTGACATCAAATGGATGATGTCTTACTAGATACAATGGTTTTGCATGAATGAGAATGATTAACAGTGCCACTGCAGTAATTTTATAATCATACTCTTTTACGACAAAGAATGTACTCAGAATCAAATGAATTGCCAGGAGCAAAAGAGGTGAAAACTTTACTAGTTTTATCCACCATAATACAAAGACTGCAAAAACCCACAGACCAAATGATTTCATGCTATAATATACAATGAAAATTATTCAGTCTAGAACCTAAATGCATTATTCATGTAAATGGAACCATCGCATCTTCGTGCAAAGCTTGAGAAGAAACTTCTTGTATCGAACCGTCACATCCTTCGATGGAAACAACAGAATAAACCTCCGTTACATTTTATATACAGAGTTTTGTATTTTACATTTGAACCTCTGATGATGAAATATCCTGATTCGATACCACTTTTTGAAAAGACTATTCGTGTTTTGCACATTGTAATGAAGACTGGTATGAATGTTCCATTCCCAGACAACTTTTCAGAATACATGCATTCATTGTTTGATAATGTAATTGAAATGTACATGGCAATATTTTTCATTCCAATTAAAAATGTATGCAAACTGTAAATGCCAAAAGTCGAAAAGGCTAAAAAAAGCGTTCGATACTCTCCTTATACAGTCTCAAATGCAAGCAAGAAGACTGTTCAGCGGTACAAAGCCAAACAAGAAATGACAGCCATAATGTCTCTTTATAAAGCATCAGGTATCCCGATGAATATAATTCGTAGAATTGTACCAAAGGCTTAAACGTTTGATTCTCATTCAAAGTATACAACAGTGTCCGAGTTGGTCTAAGGAGCCAGACTTAAGATCTGGTGGCATTGCGCCGCGTGGGTTCGAACCCCACCTGTTGTACATTATCATTCAACGTACCCTGAATGATAATGTACGATGAACCTGAGGATTTCATTAGAAGCCTGGAGAAAAAGTCTAGAAAAAATCCATTGTTTCAGAATGTATACCTTCTCCCTGACGGAACTATCAAGTCAGAGGAGGTGCTCTTGATTTCCATTCAAAGAAAATGGAAGGAGAGTGCGTATAAACCAGGAGGGCTAATGTATCGAAAAATTCAAAAGAGGTTTAGAAACGCCGCTCAATTAAATTGATAATGTGGAGAGCTGTTCAAAATTCTCTTTGGGTTGAATGGAAAACAAAGGATCCGACTCTTACTGAAAGAGAATTGTGGAAAAAATACAAACACGAGTGGATTGAAGCATACCGTCCATTTGTAAAACAAAGAGACTTGCCAAATTGGCTTCTAAAAGCTTGACACATTTACATTGTAAAATGGTAGACCGTTCAGGGTTCTATGTAATTTCAGTCATTACAAATCCTATGCGCTACAAGCAGAGAACCAAGCTCTTTCTTGAGTTTATGGCTCGCATGCAAAACTACAAGGTACATCATGTAGTCGTTGAATGCGTTCACGGTGAACGTCCCTTTGAGGTTACACATTCTGGTAATCCATGGCACATTCAGCTTCGTACAAAGTCTGTAGTATGGATGAAGGAGAATTTGATTAACATTGCACTCAATCGTCTCCCTGCCAACTGGAAGTACGCTGCGTGGATTGACGGAGATGTCGATTTCGTAAACCCAAACTGGGTGGATGACACTATTCATGAGCTGCAGCATGCTCCGGTTGTTCAGCTGTTTGAGAATGCAATTGATCTCGGACCCAATCACGAGTTTCTTACAAAGTGGGAATCTTTTGCTTCATGTTACACAAAGGGAAAGCCATTCCGCGGTTCAAAGAAGGATGTCGGTCAGTACTCTGCAAAGGGAACCTACTGGCATTCAGGGTATGCATGGGCGGCAACACGTGAGGCTCTGAATGGTTTTGGAGGACTCATTGACTTTGCAATTGCAGGTGCAGGTGATCATCACATTGCCTGTTCCATAATCGGAAAAGCTTCACTTTCTATTCCACCAGATGTTCATCCAAATTACATCAAGATGATTCACGAATGGGAGGAGCGTGCAGTCCGTACCGCACACAAGCATCTTGGGTTTGTCAAAGGAACAATTGTTCACTATTGGCACGGGAAGAAGAGGGATCGACAGTACAAAGGTCGTTGGGACATTCTGAAAAAGTATCAGTATGACCCGACCCGTGACATTCACAGGGATACGAACGGACTCATAGTTCTTCATCCTTCACACACTGGCCTTCGAGACGACCTTCACAAGTATTTTCAGTCTCGAAACGAGGATAGCATTGATGTAGTTTAAAAACGTAAAGATAATGAATATAAATGAATTCTGTACCCGTAAGAGTACTCTACAAAGGCAATAAATATGAAGTCCTGAAAGTCCTAACAGACGAATATATTCTTCTAGGACTCACAAGAGAGTTTAATGTAAAAAAAGTTGATTGTACCATATTGTCCACGCATCTAAAGTTTTCACCCAAGATGTAATTGAGGGGAGTGTCCCCTTGCTCCTGTGGCCTAATTGGTTAAGGCGTCAGACTGTTAATCTGTAGATTGTGAGTTCAAGTCTCACCGGGAGCGTATTTCTTCATTTATAAAGAATACAATTGTCTTTTTTTAAATGAAGAAAGCACAAATACCTCGTGCTCTTCGTGAGCAAGTTTGGGTAACCTTTATTGGTAAAAAATTTGAGCACAAGTGTCTTGTTACGTGGTGTGAGAATACAATAACTGTATTTAATTTTGAAGCTGGTCACATGATACCAGAAAGTAAAGGTGGGACGTTGAGCATAGATAATCTCAGACCCATTTGTTCCAAGTGCAACAAGTCTATGGGGAATTCGTACACAATTGACGAGTTTTCAAAGATTAGTAAGAGAACGACGCATCTCTGGGAGTGTTTCAAGTATTCAGGATGCACGTGAGAATCGAACGTGTTCAGGTTTTATGTTTTTTCTCATATACCTGAAGAGGATTTTGTTTGGAAAGTTGGTTCGCATCCACCGAAGCCAATACTTTAGTTCCTTTGGGTTAATGTTTGCACCAGTATAACTCTTAATCATTCCCAGGACAGTCGTCGGATTTAGATGGACAAGTCCTTTATCTATAACAATGTGAGGCTTTTTCAGAGTTTCGTTGAAGATTATATTTTTCCCCTTTCCGGGCGTTGGTCTGTTTGGAGAGCGAGTCGTAATCTTTCTGCCGACAGCGGCTGGCAGTGGTTTCAATGCGTACATTCCACGTATGAGTCCAAGTCGAAAGTTGTTCAGGTAGCCAAGGCGATTTTCAGTGTAGGCAGTCTTTGGTTCCTTCTTCTTTTCTTTAATCGCCTCTTCAGTTGCTAGCATTTGTTCGAGAAGTTTTTCATGGGCACTATTCTTTTGAAGATTTGTGAGATTTGAAACGTTAATGTTTCCACCAGCTTGTATTCTCGTCATCATTGTATTCAAAAGATTCGTCTGAAGAAGATTCTTAGCTTGTTGATATCTGGTTCCAAAGAGTCGAAACTTGTGAGGAGCATTCGCAGAGTTGGCTCGGACTGCATGGCCATTCAGACGCACGTAAAAGAGTTCACCCTGTGCATTTTTAAAGAGTTTGGCGGTACTTCCAGGTATTTTATATGCATTGATTGACAAGTTTGTTCGTTTGAGATGTGCAGGTGGCTGGCCATTTAAAGTGTTTGAGATGTATGGTAAATTTTTGGTATTGATGAAATTTTTCGCCTTGACAAGAATTCGTTCCACCTTGTTCCAAGGAAGACTAGGGCGAGTACCACCAGGTGTTCTTATTTGACCTTGTTTTCCTACAGTGTATTTTTTTCCATTCAAATTAACATCCATTACTATATATTCAGAAAATATAATACCCCCATCATGACTGTTGACGCAGAACGGGCACGTGAGTTCCTGAAACAAAATGGAAATCTACTTAAAAAGTATTGGAATAGTAATATAAATGATAGATGATGTAGATATTGTGATTGTAGGCGCTGGACTCAGTGGGTGTATATTCGCGGAGCAGGCAGCAGCAAGAATGGGTTTAACCAGTTTAATAATTGAAAAGAGAGATCACATCGGGGGAAATTGTTATGACTATCTTCACGAAAAAGGATTCTTGGTTAGTAAATATGGTATTCATATATTTCACACTGATAATCAGAGAGTATGGGAGTATATGAACAAATGGTCAGAATGGATACCATATGAGCATAAGGGTAAGGCGTTTGTGAATGGAAAGATTGTACCTGTGCCTCCTAACCAAGAAACTGTAAATACACTGTTTAATGCCAATGTTAATAATGAAGAAGAAATGGAGTCATGGTTAAACGCTCGGCGCGTAATTCACGAACACGTGAAAAATGGAGAGGACGTGATTTTGACAAAAGCTGGCAAAGAATTATATGATGCAATTTTTAAGTTTTACACTTATAAACAGTGGGGCAAGTGGCCAGTTGAGATGGATCCTAGCGTATTATTGCGTATTCCGATCCGACTTGACAACGATGACAGGTATTTCAAAGACAAGTGGCAGATGGTTCCAAAGTATGGCTACACTGAAATGTTCAAGAATTTACTAAACAATAAAAAAATACACGTTATGCTAGATACGGATTTCTTTTCTGTCAGGAACTCTTTACCTAAACACAAACTATTAGTATTCACGGGCCCTATCGATATGTATTATTCATCGACTGGGCTTCCTCCCCTTGAGTACAGATCTTTAATTTTTAAAGAAGAGTACCACGAGACTGGAGATGACTATTATCAAGTAGGGCCTCATGTGAATCATCCATACATGGAAGTGGACTATACACGGATAATAGAGTATAAGCATATCCCTAACCAGCCAGAGGGTCTGAAGAATACAATTATTGTCAAGGAATATTCAAGTGACACTGGTGAACCCTATTATCCTGTACCTACTCCTAGAAACATGGAAATTTACGAAAATTATAGACAACTTGCCATTAAGGAAACTGATATACTCTTTGTCGGACGTCTCGCATCTTATAAATATTTCAATATGGATCAGGCCGTGCTGAATGCATTAGAAGAATTTGACAGTTACTTCCACCCTAAACAAGAAGTTTACCCACCGCACTCGTGATCTCTTGAATGAACGAGTAATTAACTATGTCGGCATCATTCATAGGCTCTTCTTGAAATATGATAGAATTTTTGGTTATGTCATCAACCACGGGAACTTCGCCCTCAATAATTTCATTCGTAAGTTGATTGAAAATATCGGCCATTTGCCCCTTCAAGTGTGTTCTCTCTACAATTTCCAAAAGCTCTTGCTTTGATGGAATCTTTTTCTTATATTTTAAGAATATATCAAATACTTGAATCTCTAGTATCTTCTTACTATATGAAAGAATGCGATGAGTATCAAAACAACTATTTTTGTTTTCGATATAGAATAACGAGTCATATTGTACATTATAAGGTTTTGTAACATCACAGTACCCGCGTCCCGTCATGAATTTAGCATCTCTTTGAAACTTGCGCAAGTTTCCTGTATTGTGGAAATGCGCATGACCAATAGATATACGGGTCAGCGTCGGGTCAGTCCCTGGAATTGAGTGAACATATCCCCCATGATTTCCTTCATCAATGTACCCGAATGCTTCGCTGCGATAAATCCTCTTTTCATTAAATAAATTTTTATCAGTTGTGAGTTGAAATTTGGTGAGTTCCCGTGCCGGGTATATAGTAGTAAAAGGCGCAGACATTGTTGTGAGGCATTCGCTTATTCCAAAATATGTTAAATGTTTTGGCAATTTCCGGAAAACTTCCAGTATAGCTTCGGGATCTCCAGGATCTGAACCAAACTCACGCTCAACCGCTGAATATATAAACTCGTCACTGTCCAGGGGAACTATAAATTCGTACATGTGTTTGTACATATGAATATACTTGTTCATGTAATTGCCGTGCTGATAAGGACCAGGTTCTGAAAAAACGCGAAGTCCAAGTGGGATATACTTTTGATAGACACTGTGGACCGCTGGATCCGTGCTACCGTTATCTATTATATAGATGTTATTGTATCCAACAATTCTCTGATGATAACAGATGTAATCTTCAATGATCTCTCCGTCGTTCTTCGTCACACAGAATATACCAATCATGTATTTTACAATATTTATTCTTTTAAGTAGCACGTAATTTTTTAAGTTAAAAAGTATGATAAAACTCAATCTTGGGCGTTGGAATCGACACATTAAAGATTACATAAATAAAGGACCTGCAGACGTTCCGTATGATGACAGCTCAGTAGATGAAATTTACGCATCACATGTTCTCGAACATTTTGGTCGTCATGAATTTATGGATGTTCTCAAAGAATGGAATAGAGTTCTTATTTGACCTTGTTTTCCTACAGTGTATTTTTTTCCATTCAAATTAACATCCATTACTATATATTCAGAAAATATAACTCTCTCTGGAACTGAGCTAAGTCTCTGCAGAACGGGCACGTGAAAAATGGACATCTTCTTAAAAAGACTAGTCATTTTTTTAATAAGATGAAGGTTTCGGGAACTCCTGATGAAATTTATAATATAATGGAGGCTTCATTCAGAAACATGTTTCGAAGAATTCATCCAAATATGCTCAAAGGAAAATCGTGTGAGTGGTGCAATACTACAGAAAACCTCAATCGATGTCATGCAAATAAAACGAGACCACAAATTGCACACGAAGCAATTGCAAGTGTCCAAGAAGTTGACGGAATGAAATCATGGTCTGATATAATGGCTAGTTTCGTCGCACTTCACGAACACGAGCCTGTTAAGATCCTCTGTCAGAGCTGCCACCGTGCATTCGACAAGTCTTAAAAGAATCACTCGTATACTAATAAAATGCAGATCCATACTCTCATTCTCAAGGTTGATGAAGCCAAGGCTCGTCTCAAGGAGCTCAACGCAGAGCTCAAGGCAAACCTGGAGGATACTAGTGTGTACAAGGATGTCCTTCAGGCAACAATGGAGGACAAGCGATACAATGTAACTGAGAAGATGGCTTCTTCTCACGCGCTCAAGGTTGCTCTCGAACATTTTAGACCTAAGGATGAGTAACTCTACTGGGGTATATGTACGTACATCAGCCCATGTACACCTATCTAGGGAACAAACGTAAATTACTTGACGGTATTCTAGATGGTGTCAATGATGTAAAAAAGATTTTAAAGAAGAATTCACTCAAGCTCATGGATGGCTTTACAGGGTCTACTGTTGTTGCTAGATCCTTTGTAGAACATGCAGAAGTTCTTTATTCTAATGACATTGAGCTTTATTCACACATTGCAGCAAATTGTTTTCTGAAACGTCCGACGCCTGATCAACAAATTGAAATAAAGCGTCACATTGACTTTATGAATTCAATGACTGAATTCACCCCTGGAATAATTACTGAAATGTATGCACCTGCAGATACTAGTAACATTCAACGAGGGGAAAGATGTTTCTTTACCCGTGAAAATGCACTCAGAATAGATACATGGAGAAGCTACATTGATACAATTGATCCTGAGCTCAAAGACTGGTGCCTGGCGCCCATACTCGTTACAATGTCTATTCACTGTAATGGGTTGGGTCATTTTAGGGCTTTTATAAAGGACAAGGATGACACTGGAAGTTTCAAGGCTGGAAAGCGTGTCACTGAACCACTTGTTCTGACGGTGCCTGTGTGGCATGAATCAAATGCATCAATTATAAATTATAATGAATCAATAAATGATTTAATTTCTAGAATGAATGATGATTCAATTGATTTAATTTATTATGATCCTCCTTATAATCAACATGAGTATGGATCATTTTATTTTCTTTTAAACATTGTTGCTACAAACAAAAAGCCTACAAATATCAATGAGGTGACTGGACTTCCAAAGGTGCGCACAAAGTCTGATTACAACTCAAAGGTTCGTGTTCTCAAGGCATTTGAGGATTTACTTTCAGAGTCGACTCGAGTTTCAAAGTATGTCCTGATTTCGTACAGTGACGATGGCTTTGTCAAGGAGGATGACTGGAAGAGAATACTTGAAAAGTACAAGTACAGAAAGTACGTAAAAACATACAAGCGATACACTGGCAGAGGAACTGCAACTGGTGAAGGGAAAAATGACGTTCAAGAAATTTTATTCCTCATCAGTCTTCATTTTCCTCTCCAAGACTGTGAGACAGCACATACCTAGGAGAATTGTCATTCCTGCAAACACACAAAATCCCATGAACTCAGCTTGCATTTAATCATTAATAGTATGTTGACTCTAAGAAGATGTTCATTTGATTGACATGCCAACGAGATTTATAGAATGCATAGTCTGCATTCGGAGCCTTAATGTCTTCGACTGTGACATGTGGTCCATATTTAACATTCCATAAATCTCTCTTCTTCTTTTCAATTATAAAATCCAAGAGTTCAGTTTCTTCCAAAATCTTTTTTGGGTCATCTCCTTCCACTGCAATTGAGACATTTGATCCAGGTCTTGTGAATACTGTTACTACTGGCCAACAGCATGTTCTTGCTTTCATCTTAAGTTACAAGTTGACGTAGTGTTTATGCGCGAGTTCACATACTTCATGTATAGTACTAGACTCTGAGAAATGCACTGCAGTCCAGTGTTTCAGGGTCTTCGCAGGCTCGAGATTACACAGGGAATCGTCAATGTACAAGTATTTACTGTTTTTTTCAAGGACTGCATAGGCCCTTGGGTCTGGTTTGAGATACCCACCCTTTGGAGCTATGTTTACTTCGTCACTAATTGCCAATGCAACTGGTGTTGCCCACATTTTTGGTGAATTTGTAAAGAGGGAAATGTCCCAGTTGTACCTGAAAAGAGAATGAATCTCCTTGGCCTCGAGTTGGAATTCTGTTCCGTGAATAACCTCAGACAGATGTTCTAGGAGGAGTCTATCATAGACTAGTCTGTTGAAATCAGACGTGTCAATCTTGTACTCTTTGTACAGACCAACGGCTGTGTGACCATGCTTGCGGTAAAACTGTTCTGGATCCTTGCAATCGGGGAGTTTTTTTTGCACGTACCGATTACAATTTGTATTTACGTGGTTTTGCAAATTCTTGTCACGCAACAGAACACCGTCAATGTCAAGCAAAAGTGTCTTGAGCATATTACTTTAATTGTACTATTTTTTTAGGTTTGAACGTGTCGATTTTGCAGATTTCAGTACGTAGTTTGGAAGACCTCCTCCAGGTAAGGGTGTGTAAAGTCTTTTGATGTAGAATCTCTGAATCTTTTTGGCGGCTGTACGTTCTTTGATTACTTTTGGTAAAAGATGTCTAATTTGATGAAATTTAGCAGCTACAAGGTTTCCAATTTTATTTATATATTCTCTAGTATCCCATTTTGTTATATGTGGATATTTGTTTTCATATTTATTTAATTCATTGTTAAAAATTTTAAACGCCTTGTTTGTTTCGTTTCTAGGTGTAATTAGAACTGTATAATTCATCACTTTTCTGTAGTAATCTTCAGCCGCTCTCTTGAGAGGTGCAGTATTTGTATTTTTCATAGAATTTGGAACAATAGCAAGAGGCATCTATATAAACATTAAACATTATATTCAAATAATGGATTCAGATCGTCTGAGAGAAGCTGCTGCAATGTTCCATAAACTTCCTTCGGCTCCACCGCCTCCACCGCCTCCTCCAGAGCCTGAGAAGAAAGAGTCTAGAATGAAAGTTTTTATGAAGCGTTTATTTTCATTGGAATAAATTATTTGTTTACAATAGAATGGCAAGTATATGTCCAACAGTTTTTGGTCCTTATTTTTGGTCAGTAGTTCACATGTCCTGTTTGAGCGCAGGGCTCGATGTTTCTGACGAAAAGGCGGCATCACTTTCACAGTTTTTTGATTCCATGCCAGGTGTTCTTCCATGCAAACAATGTGGGAAGCATCTCAAGGAAAATCTATCAATGTTTCCATTTGATCGGTCAGATCCATTTCGTTGGTCAGTAGATCTTCACAATCTCGTCAATTCGCAGCTCAACAAGCCCGAGATTGACTATGACAAGGCGTTTCGGTACTGGTCTGCACGGTGTTCAGGTGGTCCTTCACATCAAAATATGGTACTCATTTTGATTGCAATTCTTGTCATTCTGTTTGTACTGTACAAATTTAAATCTTAGACTTTATCAATGGAACCAGTGCCCGGCACATCAATTTGGAAAAACTCTAAAACAGGTAAATACTATAAAGTAACGAATAAAGGAAAGCTGGCCAAGGTTGGCAATTCAGAGCTAGTTGGAAATAAACCACTTTATGAAATAATTGGAAAAAACACTGGAAAACTTAGTGCGGCTGGCTTGAAAATTTACAAGACAAATTCAAACAATTTATTTGTTGTTAAAAACGGTGTTATAAAAAAGTCTTTTTTAGGAAAGACGAAGATTAAGACCAACCCAGTAGTAAACACAAGTTACAAAATACCCAATGGACACGTAAACACTGGGCACGTAACGACAACCGGTTTAAAGGTTTACAAAAACACTTACAATCGGTTGTATGTCGTGAAAAATGGGATTATAAAGAGGACATTTCCCGGAAAAAAGGCTCTTGAGACTCCTAAACTTGTTCCTATAGTTAAGCCAAGTGCAAGTCACATTGCTGCTGTGAATACAGCCTATGTTGAAAAGCTCAAAAAGTTTTCAGAAAAGCTAAAAGAACTGAAGAACATTGAAGGGCCAAATAATAATAAAAACTTTGCTCCTCTTGCGTACATGCTAAGAACAAATACAATGATTTATAAATATACAACACTCAAAGGATTCAAGGCTACTGTGTTGTCATCTTCTGGGTGGAAAGAATCTCTTGTGAATGGTCCTCCAAAGTTTATATATGAGACACAATCAGTCACAGTTCCTTATACTCAGTATCTTCTTCATAAACAGTTATTGTTCAAGTATGGCAGAAATATCAATTCGATGAATAATATGCGTCTTTCTGACATTATAGACACAAAATGGATGATTCAACAAGATGCATACATTCGGAGTCTTACACTGAGACAACTTTTCACGGTATTTGGTTTTTCTCGAAGCGGAGATAAATGGGCTCACGCATATCTTGATCGAACATTCAATATTAATCGATTTACATTTCATCAAGACACTTATTTTGCAATGTTTTTCCAGGCTCGTGAATTCTATAAGATTAATACGGGTTCTATTGAACAGGATTATGAAATTGTATGCAGAATGATCAAGGCAGAGAAGAGGATGAAGGCTTTTGAGACTATAATTAGTATGTTTATAAATGAATTAAATGATATAATTAAAAAGTCTCCATCAGTTACTCGTACATTCATTACATTTCGAGGAGTAGAAGATGACAGGTACATGTCAGGTGCAGTCGACAATACGTACACAACAGAACGATTTTGTTCAACAAGTGTAAGTGGAGATGTAGGTCATTACTTTTCAAGAGGACATGCTCTTCAAAGAATAACTATATTGAAAGGATCAAAGTGCCTGATGATGTTTGGTCTTTCAACATTTCAGAATGAACTTGAAATTTTACTTCCACGTGGTTCAACGTACAGGATTACTCAAAAGAGGAGTAATGTTACTAATGTAGCTGGGAATGTAAAACCAGGCACTGCAGAATACGGGAAACGCGTTAACCAGTTGGTAGACATTGTACTCCTAGGAACTGTCCAGGTAAAGAACACAAACTAAATGATTACAATGACTACTAATCAACTTTTTGAAAAGATTAAACCTTTTCTGATTGATGATTACAATTCTGTTGCGTACAAATCTGGAATGATTCTTGAAGATTATCTAGAACTCCGAATGCATGAAATGGAATGCATGGAACTTCGATTTCCAGGAATGTCAGACTATTATCTTCGTAAGATGAATCGATTTGGTATTTTCACCAAAGTTTTAGGTGTATCATTCCTAGTCCTTAATTTAATAAAGTCTCATAGGTGAAGCAGGTTTTCTGGTACCTATGGCTTCTTGTAAAGGTTTTATTACTCGAACGTATCCTATGTAGCTTACAATGAATGAAATTACAAGGACGAGTATGACCCACCGACCCCACGCCTTTGTTTCTGGGGGAGGTTTAGGTGGAGGAGGCGCGTGTTTCAATGCATCTACTATTCTGTCAAGTTCAACATTAAGTAGTGGTGGAGGCGGAGGATCTGGTTTTATAAAGATACACTTGAATCGAAGAGTAAATGCATTATTATCAAAGTTATTGAAATTTAAAAGCTGACCATTTTTGTCAATCCACCGTACAGTGAGCCTGTCAAGTTTCACTATAGGGTAATCGTATTCAACGTATTGCTTGTAATCACTCGTCTCTTTGTAGTTTTTGACGTATCCTCCAGGGACGTCCATTGGAATCATTCCAAATGAACTTCTGATTGAAGATCCTTCTGTTGTTCCGTTGATCAACTTTTTTGCATCAAGGACACTTGTTGTCCTAAATTCCTGAATGTCGAGAAAAACGTATTCATTTATTGACAAGTTGACAATTGTATCAGACAGTGCAATGTAGGTTGAACTGTATACTGGATCTTTGGCATACACTGGGTTTAAAGACGCACGACTTGAAGAAAGAGACGAGCGTGTAATTCCGAGGGTTGCTCGAGCTTCAGCTGAATTTGGGGTGACTGTAAATGCACTTACATTTGAGAATAAAAACTTCCCTTGGTCAGATAGATAGACTACATTTAGGAACCCACCTGAAGAACTTGTAATTGCCGATGCAAGTCCTTCCGCTGAATAATACCCTGGTAGAATTGAAATTGAATTGATAAAATTGGATCCATTGTTCACATTGAACATTGTATTTGGGACTTTTGCAGCAACGAGATCTATTCGGACTATATTCTTTACAGGATTTGTCAAGTACAATGTGTATGCATTTCCACTTGGATAAAGATTAGAGTCTCTGTTTGTAGAGTCTGCATATACATATTTAATAACCTGTGAGTCATCCATCTACTACTGTTTGAGATAAAAAATGAAGATTGAATTTGACATTGAATCACTGCTTCTGCAAGCAAAGGATGAGAATGGCTACATAATCAAAAGATGGACATTTACAGATTTTGAAGAAGTTTTAGGCTATGAGATTACTCATTCTACGTACTACATAATGGCGACGTACATTAAGAATAATTGGCACGAAAATTCCAACAACCTTATTGACAGGGCAATAGACTATTATTTTGCACTTGAACAAGATGAAATTTACAAGATGAAGGAAAAACTATTTGAGGATGTCAAAGTTTTACTTAAACTTAAGACTGAGTATTATAATCAAATTTTATCAGAATTTATTCCAACTGGATAATTTCAGATACAAAATCCCAGATGAGTTTCATTCTTTTGGATGCTCTAATGAATTGAATGTAAAAGATTTTCATGTAAATCCCAAATTAATTGAATTGTAGAATAACATCAATGATTGCTCCAGATTGTCTGATGAATTTAATTAAATCATCATATAAAATAATCAATTGTTTATAATTTAGATGGATTGTAATGATGAAATCAAATCCATGATTGCTGAACGAATGGAAAAAGGCAAGAAAGAGTACGGCCACGGATTGATTCAAAACTCTGGGTACGACTGGGTCAAGGAGGCTCTCGAGGAGGCGCTTGACTTGTCAATTTATCTGTCTGCAAAACTCATTGAAATTAAAAATATGCAGAATAAATAAATGAATCTCCCTTATGACATTCTTCGTGAAATTGCATCAAAGGATCCTCAGGTTCGAAAGGAAATGTCTCGCGCGATAAGTAGTTACAAGAGGACTACTATGCCAATTGGCCTTGCAGTCACAAAGGTTGGATCAAAAATAATAAGTCCAAACCGCCGAGTTATCAACAGAAGTACTATGAAAAAACAAAAGAAGGAGCCATTTGCATCTGTACTGAGACGTCCAGTGAATGCAGGTGTTCCGGTTGCCTTGAAGAATAAAAATTGGAAATTCTATACATCAGCTCGAATGTGGCCAAGCAATGTTCCTACAGTAGTATTCTACAATTCTAAGAATGGCCAGGGATTTATGATTAATAAAAAGACGGGTGCACGAAAACCAACTCAAGGGCGATTTAATTTCATTCAAAACAGACCAAAGGAGTCACGAAAATCAACTGATACATATCAAGCCTATCTAAAGAGGGCAAATAAAGCAAAACGAATTTTTGAGGGTCAGGAATCACGAATCAAAAAGAAGAATCTTATAAACGCAAATGTAAAAGTTTTTTTGAATACGGGGAACAAGAGTGTCTTGGACAAATGGACAATCCCGGATCTCGTATGGTGGTCAAAGCATACATCGTGGGCAAACGGACACTATGTAAAACGTGGAGTTAAATGGACTCACGAGGGTGGAATAAACGTGACGAGAAACTCACTCCTTGAGGACATTCAGATTTTAAATAGCATGCGTAATTAAATGTAGCAATATTATTGGTCGTAGAAGCAGTGTACTCAACGGGTACCTAAGAATACGGGGAGTGACTCTGAATAACATTTTTACTCCAAACGAGAAACGGATGATCAAATAATCTTTATATATAATAACATGGATGATTGTCTTCCACTTGGAAAATTACCATTTCCGTTGACAGCCGAGTCTATAAGACTCAATGCACATTATATTCTTGACATTTATAGCGTCGAGGATATATTTTGTCGGATGGAAGCTGACAGTTTTAATCTTGGCACTTGAATACATAATTTCAATAATTGTAAAGTACATGTTTTTACAGAAAAACTTTAAGCAAACATCAGAAGTATCTGAAGGGGATGTAATAATAGTGTGTCGAGGAGGAATTGCAGGTGAAGCTTCCGACTTGGCAGAGTTTTTCATGTATCACATATATGGACTTTTATATACAGGAACAATTTACGGTCACGTGGGTCAAGTTTTCAAGGATTATGATGGACAACTGAAAGTTGCAGATGTACGATTCAACAAGAAACACGAAAACTCGAATAGGCACTACATAGACACAGTCCCAGACTTTATAAACAATTATGAAGGGAAACATTACATAGTAAAACGCGATTTAACGTATGATGAAAATATGAGACTTACAAAGGCTGTTCATTTAATTGCTGAAAATACAGGACACTGTACAGACTGTTTTAATCCTATTCGACTAGCAAAAGTTCCAAATAAAGACGCATCACCTGTTGAAATTCTTGAATTTGGAAAGGAGTATGGGTTTGGGTGTGCAGAAAACATAAACTTTATTCAGAGAATTGCAGGCGTGAGTAAAATTGATGACCGTTTTGTTCTTCCTCATCACTTTTCACGCAACGAAAATGTTTTAAACTTAAGAAAATACACCAATAAATTACATGATTGATATCAGAAATTATGACATTGTATATCTTCACGGTCCTCATCGACCTGAGCGTCGTGAGCATATGGAAGAAATGTTAAAAAAAGTCGGACTTCAAGGTGAATGTCATGTAGGGTATTGTGACAAGGGTCGTCAAAGTGGAGTTCTTGGTCTTATAGACATATTTAAAAAACGGTTAGAAGGAGAATTTAAGCCATTTATTTATCTTGAGGATGACTGTAATACAACTCCGTGGTTCCGTTATTGTATAGACATACCTGAAGACGCTGATAGTGTATACTTGGGCATAAGTAAATGGAGCATGCATCCTCATTATGACAAGGCAATTATAGCCTACCAAGGAGGTTGTCTGAATCAGTATCAAGATGTTGTAAAACTTGTAAATATGCTTTCAAATCACGCTATTCTTTTCATTACACGGGAATGGACAGAGTCATGTCTCAATTCATATAAAAAAACAGCCACTTTGGTTTCACCTGATTCTTATGACATACTACAATCAAGACTCATGCCATCTTTTAACGTCTATGCTCTAAAAAAACCTCTTTTTTATCAAGACGCAAAGTTAGGAGGTCAAGAAGAACCCACCCTTATTCAATTTGCGTAGAGATTGACTCTTTATTCACAATTTTTTCTGTTCCGCACTCTCATGATGTCCACTTACCTAGTCGAAATAATTTTAATCTAAGAATAAAAATGTTACTCTTTTTATGACCTTGACAAAACGGCTAGTTACTTGTTGCAATGGAGATGTGCATAATCTTAAAAACTGGATTCATCTTATAGATTTTCCTTTTATAATATATCACAAATCTGATGCGTTACAAAAAGGTGAATATAATAAAATTAATAATTTTGAAACTGTTATACCAAATTATGGTAGATGTGAATATGCATTTCTTCTTCATATAATAAATAATTATGACACTTTAGATGACGTAACTATTTTTACAAAGTCTAATTGGGAGTATGAACATCTTGATTTGTTTGGTGTTATACAGCGTTCTCCTTTTTATGACTATGTAAATGGAGGTAATCATAGAATTTATCAGATTTGGAGAAAAGACGCATCAAGAACAAATATACCATTAGGATGGCCCGAAAAGAACATTGAACAATATTATGAACCCGCTGGAAAGGGTATTGGCGCTTACGAGATGTACGACATGATTTTCCCTAAAGATATTTCTAGACCAGATGTGATAAAAGGTGTTGGGCATGGCCCATGTATAAGTGTAAAAAAAGAGATTATTCGAAGGTGGCCAATTTCAGTTTATAAAAATATGCTTGATATGTTTCATATTGATATTAACTCGATCAATCCTGCGGACGAATCCAGTGTAAAAAATTCTCCTTATTTTCATAACGAATGGATAAGATTCTTTCCTGTATTTTTTACTCATAATCTGGAGTGTACAAAAAGTTTTTATTGAGTAAACCCTACACACCCTCCGCTAACAAATAAAGATAAAGAGGATTTGTAAATATATGGATAATTTTCTAATATAACTTTACCATAAAGGGTTTTTCCCACATTCGCATCTTCGTATCTATTATCAGATGGATCCATTTGGGATGATAGTATTGATATAGATTTTGCATCCAAAATATATAATGGACCCCCACAATAATCGTGATTTAACAATACAGGACCCCTATTATTCAGTTCGAATCTTTCACACCCAAATGAAACATATGGCTTTGCAGAAACATTAACTAGTTTTCCTAGATAATTGGAGCCGTTTTTAACCATTCTAGAGATAATAGTATCGAGTAGGTCTGTATTTACTATCACGTTGTCATCGGACTTTATGAGTATGTCCGGCTTAATTACAGAATTTATAAATTTAAAACCCTGAAACATCTTAAATGGTAACCCGTCATAGTCATCTCTCGCCTTTACACATAAGCGCCTCGTCTGCTCATTCCATACGTAATCATCTTCTTGATCGGGATTTGCAGTCATTATAGCATACTCATAACCAGACTTTTTCAGCCACAAGTTTTCAAGGATATTTCCATCGTATTTTTTACAAGACATGACGATAACGAATACGCGCAGCATGTATAAAATCATACATCTATACCTTTAGATGAAACTATAGAATCATATATTGGGCCATTCGGTCCGAACCAATTTTTAGGATATATAAGAGTGGCACTTTCATTTTCTCGTAAATACCAAGACCACAAAGAGAATGTAGAATTTGCTATTATAAAAGCATCACAAAAAGACATGAGAATAATTGATGACAGAGGATCTCTTTCCTTTACAAAAACACAATTCTTCCCAGACCATATATTCCAGTCTGATATCTCATCAGTATCTTCTGCGAATATTAACAATCTATCAAATCGTTCTAGCTTTTCAAGAGAATTTTTGTAGTATTCTTCATCCAATATAGTGTGTATATCTGGTCTGAGTTTATAATCACCCCTGCGTATATGAACCATCACTGTTAGACCCTGTTTGATGTTTTCATATACTTTTTTCTGTTGAGTAACCAAACTCTCTATGTTATTAAATAGGTTTTTCTTGATTTCTGGCATATATTCTTCAAAATATTTATATGATTGGAAGTATCCTCGAAACAAAGTTGATCTGGGGAGTATGGGTAAGTGAATAAAACTTAGGTCATTATAAGGTTCTTGAAAAACTACCGGTCTTAATTTGACTAATTCATCATTTCCTATGAAGTTTTTATTCGTAAATAAATTCTCATAGGCTGATATGTTGGGTCGGTCTTCCTTCGTTGAAATCTCTCCCGTATAAATTAAAAACTTGCAATTATTTTTTTTAGCAAGAGAATATATAAAAGCGTATCCAAAGAGTATATTTCCTAGACCGCCGGTCGGCCAAAGAATGACGTTGTCCATTTAAAAAGAAACACAGTTAATCTTTAAATGGACAGTGTCCCTGGAATAATACTAATCACCTCTTGTCACAAGCACCTGAGTGATAGGGTAAGAGAGCTGCACGTTCCTGAAAAGATTTATTGCGGCTGGCCAGTAATCATAGTCGTAGGAGACCCCAATTTGTCTGATGAGTACACATGGCGCCCTGATGGCATACTTGTTGTCCGATGCGAAGATTCCTATTATCACCTACTCAAAAAGATATATCGCACAATTGAAATAGTACTAACGTGGTATAATGTAGAACAAGGTGCGCTCGTATGCGGAGACGATATTATATTCAACTTTTCTGCTCTTGAAAAATTTTTAAAAGACCCTAATAAAGGTGACTATATAGGACGCGTTTCTGTAAAATCTGGATCACTTAAAAAATATGATCCGTTTGAAGTTGATTATTTTAACACACATAGGGATGATGCTAACAATCCCTTGAATGGCATCTATGGTGTTGATATTTCAAAATTTGATATTCTTCCTAATGTAACAAATATTTCTGGAAATATACGTTATGTGTCTATGAAATCTATAAAAGCAATGATTGATTTTATGACGGATATAAACTGGAACTGTTTTCATTATAACGAGAAGTATGGTTACATCTCCATTTGTGAAGACCTGGGTACGGGGGCTATACTATGCGAAAAAGATATTTTTCCGGAATGGTATGATCTTGATGCTCCAAATATTGATGAACTGACATCAGGGGAGTGGGTAGGTCACACGACAAATAAATATAAATGATCCGATGAGACCAGAACATTCATTTTTAAATAAACAAATAAGACGTGCAACTATAAATGCAGTCGAGGGAAGTTGACATATGCATTGTGACTTTCAACAGGAAAGAAAGTCTTGTAAATATAATCAAGGCTCTTGAGAAGCAGACGAATCAAAACTTCAACCTCATAATAAATGACGACGGAAGTAAGTGATTTTGAAATGTTTGTTTCAAAAATAAATGAAGATTTTCAAGTATGGGTACTTCCTCACATCATATAATCTAGTTGCGGACACAGAAGATGATTTTAATACAGGAGAGTGGGTAGGATTTACGACAAATCGTTACAAGTAGCCCAGAAGAGGGGTACAACACCCCGCTTTAGCTGCCGATTATGGATTGTTTGCGGCTACATGAATCAGACTGACTCGAAAGAATCAATGTACCCAATCTTTAACGTCCTGATTGAACCTTTACAATAGGTGGAAACTTTCCTTGGTGGTTTTCATATTCTTTCCAGCTTTTAAAACGTCCATACCTGTGTATGTCTCCAAATATACCATCGACAGGTCCCTCAGTTGTGCATATACATGCAAATATTCTTTCAAAAGCCATTCGGTCATCTCGTGTTTTGATGTGTTGTCCAAGATTCTCAATGTATTTAAATATTTTATCGAGAAAATCCCAAGTTATTACGGACATCCCTCCGTAGCAACATGGCCATACGTGCTTCTGTTTGTATAATTCTAAAAGTTTTCCTGTAGAGTCTATCTTCTGTATTATTGCCGTCTCAAGGGCTACGTTGTCCCAATCATGAATGACGTCCCATAAAAACCTTACATCTTGCACATTATCAAAGTCTATAAATTCTTTTATAAAAACACTATCGTGGATGATAACCGCTTTTTCGAAGGGGCGTAATTTATAAAAATAGTAATAAGGCAAAAATTCTCCACTTCCAGGAAATTCTGCTTGGACTGTTGTACATTTATAAAGTTCCTCATGGTTTATTAGTTCCTGAACCGAGTTGTCATCTATAATCATGATCTGGTGTTCTGGATAGAATGTACGTATATGTTTGTAACATTCTATCCAGTAGCTGTCGTGTGGTACATTTCTTACACAGCGAGTTATTATAAACCCTAACATATGAACATTAAGAAATATAAACTTTAAATCTATAAGAAAAAGTGATCAAGAAAGAATTCGCGTGTTTCAAATTTAATGGCTTTGACATAATTTCAACAACCTTCCTCTTTAGGTCTTACCAAATAGTTGATTTTATCCGACATTTTGATTTTTTTACCATTTGAACGAAGTTCATTAAGATGATCAAAATCTTCTGTATTTGACGGATTTGGCCAAATATTATCATCTGTAAATGTGCTTCTTTTCAAACAATACGAAATACCTACTTCGTTAATTTTAAAATCAGTAGAGCCATGTAGAGGAAGAACACTACCGTTTGAAAATATCATTTTAAAAATAACCACATCATAGTTTTCTTTCTCAATTTTCAAAGAAGAAACATATTCTGTTGAAATAATGTCATCATCATCTAAAAAACCTATCCATTCTGTAGTAGCGCATTTTATTCCTTCATTCCTAACAAAGGCTGCATTGTTAATTCCTTCTCCTTTTTTATCAATTTTGATAATTTTAATACGATGATCGGTTTCGGTTATAGTAGGATCTATAGCATCAAAAACTATGATGGCTTTCCAATCAGGGTCAGACTGACTCTTTATAGAATCTATCGCTCTCTGTAAAGTAGAACGACCTATAGTTGGAATTATAAAAGTAATCATTATATTTAAAGATACTATTGTTATCTTTAAATATAATGAGAGCCGCTGTAATAGGTATAGGTAAATTGGGGCTTTGCTTCGCTCTTTCAGTTGAAAAAACTGGTGCTCATGTTATAGGAGTTGATATAAGTGAAGACTATATCAAAAAAATAAATTCAAAAACACTATGTACGACCGAGCCTGGATTGAAGGAGGCTCTTGAACGCGCTTCAAGATTCACATCTACCACAGATTTATCTTTTGCAGTAAAAAACTCTGATTATATATTTATTCTTGTTCAAACACCTGAGACTATTCATAGTTATGATCATACTATTTTAGAGAAGGTGATACATGATATAACTGCCCTCGAGATTGAACCTAAACATATTATAGTAAATAGTACAGTTATGCCCGGCTTCCATTCTAAACAAAATGTAGGACGTCATACCCTTTCTTACAATCCTGCTTTTGTAGCACAAGGAAGTGTTATGGCAGATTATTCAAGTGGTGGGAAGTTTAATGTAGTCGTTGTGGGTACTGAAAATGACGAAGTGAAGCAAGTTCTTGATGTAATGTACAAAAATATGAATCCATCTGTCAATATTCAATGTATGACTCCAGCAAGTGCAGAAGTTTTCAAACTTGCAAATAACACATTTCGAGTATTGAAAATTGTTTATGCTAATTTAATTTCAGACATTGTTAAAAAGACAAAGGGTGCTGTGGTTAGTGAGGTGGCTGAGGCTCTGAAGAGCGACTCTTCTATAGGTAGTATATGCATGACTCCTGGATATGGATATGGTGGTCCATGTTATCCCAGGGATCTAACAGCACTTACGAATTATGCTAAAGAGCTGGATGTATGTGAAGGTTTATTAAGTGGAGCAAAAGACTGCAATGAGGATCATCATTCAACTCTATTGAAAGAATTTTTACATCAAAACCTAGAAGAATATGTTTTTGATGACGTGTCTTATCGACCTGGCATGAAGGTTAAGATGTTTGATAATAGCCCATCTTTGCGACTGGCAAAAGATTTAGAAAGTTTGGGTAAAAAAGTTATTATTCACATGTTGTAATAAGAGGCCTATCTTTAAAAAATGTCCTAATTAACTTATTAACGTCTTCAAGGCGATTATTACTAGCCTCTTGCGAATAAAAATATTGTTTAGAATAAGTCACCATTGATTTCTCAACCTCTTCGTAGTCAACTTGAAAACGAGGATTGGTTCGATTATGATAAAGTTCAACATCATCTATAAAAATAGCCATGTTCAAATTTTTTTTAAAAATAATTTCTATCCATGTATCGTTGTGAGCAGATAGTGAAAAGTGACCCAGACAATCCACATATTTTTTTGGCACAAGTGGGAATATAAATGGAAAGTGATTATTTTTAAAATCGATAACTTTATCAGTGCCATACTTCTCTAGCAAAACATCCCATCCTGAGGTTTCCATGCGCGCGTCGTCATTCCAGAGCCATAACATTTCACCACTTGCTACGAGGCATAAATTATTTACATATTCATGAAGATTTTCATATCCGTATCTCTTACTGACCTGAATGGTATGTATGATATTGTTGGCAATGCAATATTTCTCAACCCTTTCTCGACTTTCTTGATCATCATCATCAAATGCTAAAAGTATCTCAAAACAATTTTTATCATTTGAAGTTTGAAAAATTGATTCAATTGAATCAATACATAATTCTGCTCGGCGTCGTGTAGGCAGTAAAAAAGAATAACGAGGCATTATAAATGTATAATTTAAATTATTACTAAAAGCCTGTCGCAGTCGGTGCATTCCTTCACAAGTTTAGCATTAGAAAAAATTTCTTTTAAATCCTGAAGACGGGTGTCCGACCAATCAAGAAAGCACCTCGGCCATTCGGTGCCATCCGTTCCTTCCCATTGCGATTTTCCCATAAGACGTATATCATCTATAATTATAACATCTCCTTTTACATTTCGAGCCAGTATAGCTTCAATTTCTTTAAAGATGGCACTATT